ACGGTGTATCCATATGGGAAGCCTGTTGTGGACGACGAGGACCAATGGGATACTATCAGTCTACAAGCCCTGATGGAGAGTAATGAGTAGCCCTTACAGTAGTGCAGAGTATAAGCGTAATCGTAAGGAAGTCCTTGAGGCTAGTCAATGGACATGTCATTATTGCAATGGTGTAGCCAATACAGCAGATCACATTATCCCTGTGTCAAAAGGCGGCGGGAACGAGAAGAGTAACCTCTTACCAGCATGTACCAAATGTAACAGTGGTAGACAAGATAAGGTACTAATGAGACTAAGGTATTGGAATAAGAGATATGGATGAGCGTGGTTTGGTAGGCTATGCTGGATACGCTGGCTATGAAGGTTTGGTTACTCTAATAAGAGCAGGCTTTAGAAGGCCTGTCCAAATAGTGAGACAGTTCATCTCAAACCTTGAGACGCTCAATAGCCTCATATCACAGATACTAAGGTTTGTCAAGGGCCCTCAAAAAAGCGGGGAATCAAAAGAGATAAAACATATCCATATAGGTATAACAAACCCTATATCCTGGCTATCAAGGTTTGGTCGCTATGTGGATACAAAGGTTTGAAGGTTTGAAGGTTTGTTATGAATAAATATTATTTGGTTTTTTATTTTTTCATGAATTCACCCTGTAAGAGTATAATAGAAATACCAAACCAATAAATAGTAAAAGGAGAAGTAAATGAGAACAGGAATGTCACAAGGCCCAAGAGGTCTTAGAGATGTATCAGCAATAAATGAGCCATTGGACTTAGATCAAACCCTAGCCGATTCTGTCAGGGTATCCATATCTAAGGCTACTTGGCTAGATGAAGTAGATATGGCAGCAGCCAAGCAAGCAGTCTTATTGGCAGAAACCATAGATGCCCATCCAGACAAGCGACACCAGAATGCACCCATCTTAATTGGTTTGCTATCAAACCTTGGTTTGCTCAATAACCGCAAGACGACAGAGATGTCTCCTGCAGAAATGTTACAGGCTATTGCAAACGGATGATAATCCTTGGCTTCCTACCTTCTGGACGGAACCGTTATCTGAGGATTTTGTTTCAGATGGTAGTAAGGTTATTAATATTAGTCAAACCCTCTGGAGATTACCTGAGAAAAATGACGAAATACTAACCTTAACTGACTGGCAGAAGTGGCTAATACGCCATGTCTTAGAGCGTTACCCTGATGACTTCCACGACCCTTCTAAGGCTGGTAGGCTGCGTTATAAGCAGGTGGTTATATCTATGCCTAGAAAGAATGGAAAGAGCCTCCTAGGTGCCTTATTTGCCCTGTACGGAATGCTTCTGCATGAGCCAGCCCCTGAAGTTATCTCTGTTGCTGCCTCTGCAGATCAGGCTAAAATTGTATACCGTCGTCTAAAACACCAGGTAGATTCATCTGAATTGCTAGGACATTTCTTTAGTAAGTCCACGGAACATAGAGGATTATGGACTAAAGATGGTACAGGTATGTATAAGGTTATAGGTGCTAATGTTGCAACAGCCCAAGGCTTACATCCTTCTATGGTTATCTTTGATGAATTGCATGTTGCCAAAGAAGATGTGTGGACTGCTATGAGCCTTGGTTCTGCTACCCGCACAGATGGCCTAACCATTGGCATCACAACTGCAGGAGACGACACATCAAACCTTCTTAAACATTTGTACGAAAGAGGAATGGCAGCCATCAACGGACAGGAAGACTTAGAAAGGTTTGGCTTCTTCTGTTGGGAAGCACCAAAGGGCTGTGCTATAGATGATGAAGACGCTGTTCGTATGGCAAACCCACAACTTGCATCTGGCATCCTAAACTGGGAATCAGTCAAGAACGAACTAGCCACAATGCCTGAACCAGACGCTAGACGATACCGTTTAAACCAGTTTGTCTCATCTATGAACGCTTGGATACCAGTAGGAGCGTGGTCTCAATGTCCAAACGGTAGGCCTACAAACGCTGAAGTGTTTGCTATTGAGCGTACCTCTGGTTGGGAATACTGCTCTATTGTTGCTGCAGAACTTAGACCAGATGGCATGGTAGCCACTGAACTGGTTGCATCATTTAACAATACTAATATTGATGAGATTATTGGAGCCTGCATTAAGTTAGCAGAGTACGGCAAACCATTTATCATGGATGGAAATATATTGGATGACTTAGGTGGTGCCCTAAAACAAAAGGGATACAGAGTTCAGATGACTAGTAATAAAGATATGATATCTGCGTCAAACAACACATACAGTAGAATTATGAAAAAGGAGTTAATTCATCCACAAGATGATATAGTTACCTTACAAATGCAGCGAGCAGTACGCAAGAATAGCGGAGAATCCTGGAGGATTGCCCGTAAAGATAGCGGAACTGAAATAGATGCAGCAGTAGCAACAGTATTAGCCGTCTGGTTTGTGGAAACACAAATCAAACCACAGCAGATGGTTCATTGAGGAGAAGCAAATGGCATTCAGAGATAGATTAATCAGCAGACTTGGTTACCAAGTAGAACCAATGTTTGTTCCTGATACAGAAAATCGTGGAGTAGCAAACACTGCACCAATAAGAGACGCAAGTGTAGTTACACCAACCACTGCTCTTAGCCTTGTTGCTGTGTCTCGTGCCACATCAGTATTAGAAACTGCAATTATGCAGATACCTGTAAATGTTTACAGAGGCAACACAGCATTGCCAACACCACTTTGGTTAGAAACACCAGACCTTGATAATCAAATATCTCAAGCAGAGTGGCTTGGTACAACATTAATTCATATGGCAGTTTATGGAAATGCCTTTTGGTATATTCAAAGAGGCCCAAGAGGAATTGTAAACATTAGAAACTTACATCCACAAGATGTTAGCGTATCAACTGATAATACAGGCAGACTTATTTATTCATACGGCAATAAAAATTACACATCACAAGATATTAAACATCTTAAACTTTGGAGCAACCCAAGTTCAATATCATTACTTGGTGAAGGCCCACTACAACGCCACCGTTCAGTATTGCGTTCAGCACTTGACTTGCATAACTATGCAGACAACTGGTTTAGAACATCAGCAGTACCAACAGGCACATTAACAACATCAGAGTTTCTTTCTGCAGATGTAGCAAGACAAAACAAAGAAGCCTTTGTCGCATCTCAGCAAGAAAGAAGTATTGCTGTTCTTTCATCTGGACTTAAGTATGATTCAATTACACTAAGTCCTGAGCAGGCACAATTCCTAGAAAACCAGAAGTTTATTACACGCCAAATTTGCATGATGTTTGGTGTGCCAACAATGTATCTTGGAATGGGAATTGAAGGACAGGGCATGACTTATGTCAACGGTAACGAAGACAGAGCAAAGTTATTTGAAGATGGATTGCAGCAATATATTGTTCGCATCCAGCAAGCAATCACTGATCTTCTTCCAAGAGGCCAGTACGCTGAATTTAATCTAACAGAGTTCCTTCGTCCAAATGTAAAAACAAGATATGAGTCCTATGCTATTGGTTTGACAAATCGTTTCTTGACAGTTCCTGAAGTCCGTGAGATGGAAGGCATGTCAGAAATAACACAACAGGTTGCGGTTGATCCTAATCAACCTATGGCCTAAAATGGAGTAATGACTATGACAAATATGATTACAAGAGATTTTGAAATTAGAGAATCCAACTCAGAGACTCGTGAAGTTTCTGGTGTTGCTGTTCCTTTTAATGACACAATTGATATTGGCGGAGGAATGAGGGAAAAGTTTGCACCAGGTGCAGTTGACCTTAATTCTAATGTCAAACTATTTCGTGACCACAAAGATATTATTGGCGTTGTCACAAATATGTCTGAAGACGAAGACGGTTTAAATATAACCGCAAAGATTTCAGACACATCACTTGGAAATGAAACACTTAACTTAGTTAAGGATGGAGCAATCCGTTCTTTCTCAGTTGGATTCATTCCAGTAACAGATGTTAAAGATGGAAATACAATAATTCGTAAGAAGGTTGACCTTAAAGAAGTATCTTTAGTGGCTTTTCCTGCATACGACAAGGCTGAAGTACTTTCAGTCAGAGAAGAAACCAATCAGGAGGAAATATCCATGGAAAACACAACACCTGATTACACTTCAGCAATTGAAGAAGTTCGTAATCACGCAGAACAGTTGGAGCGTCGTCTAGATGTTATTACATCAGAAAAGACAGCAGCAACTTCAGCACCAAAATTCCGTACATTCGGAGAATATGTAAAGGCTGTAGCATCTGGAGATGTAGAAGCACACCGTGAGTTTACAGGTCCAACAACAGCAGACACAATTATGAAGAACGCATGGGTTACAGATGTAATTCAGGTTCTTAACGCAGGCCGTCCAACTTGGACAGCACTTTCTTCAGCAGGACTTCCAGCAGATGGAAACAATGTTGAATTCCCAGTCCGTGTAACAAACGATATGGATGTTGATGTACAGGTTGCAGAAGGCGATACACTTGCATACGGTGGAATTGCAATCACTTCAGCAACAGCACCAATCAAGACATACGGTGGATACACAAACATGTCACGCCAACTTGTTGAGCGTTCATCTGTTGCTTATGTAGACGCAGCATTCCGTGCAATGGTTGCTAAGTACGCAGCAGTTACAAACGCTGCTGCTCGCACACACCTAGGCACAGCAGCAGGCTTTAATAACTCATCTCTTGCAGCATGGGATGCAGACCACATTCTTGAGGTTCTTGCAGCTTGCGCTATCAAGGTA